AATGGAACTCGTGCTGATTTTAATTTTACTTTAAACGCAGAAAAATCATGCTTCCGTGTTTTGGTGTCTGCCAAGATACTCACCTCCTTGTTTTAGGACTAAAAAAGGCATATTGATTAATATTTTTTTTCTTAGCTTTTCGCGCGGCCTTATCTTCATAGTATTTAATTCTATATAATCCATATTCAAGCGCGGAAAATCGGTCTTTTTCGATTGAACGAGAAATACGTTCTACCTTAAACTGATTTTGTACACCAGTGGGTTTTAGCCGCAAATTATTTAATTCATCCATCAAGCGTGATGTCATTTCATATGGTAATAAATAAACACGCTTATCATAAGAGGACATCTTTTGTCCTTTTTTAGTTTGTAATAATTTATCTTTAATTATACGTTCATTCGCTAAAAATGATACCGTGCCGTTATTAATTTGAGAAAAGAAATTAGAATGAATGGCATCATCATTAGAAGCACCCGCCTTAATGTCATAGATAATGGCATTAAACTCCGGCACTGGTTCATCTGATGCCGCCTTTTTCTCTGGCGGCAAATGGTGTTCATTATTGAAGGCATAGTAAGATGGAAATTGTTCGCCAGTTTTCGCATCAAAAGATGGCAGAACCATAGCATCTAACAAGCCAATACCAGGTCCGTTACCATCAATAATTATTTCTTTTGGCTCATATAATTGAATTAATTTTTTAAGCCGCGGAGCTTGTTCGGTAATATAGTTGGCACCATTTATTACTTCTGTATATACAACATTCTTCTTAAACCCAGTAGCATTTGGAATAACTTTTATTACCATTACGGCAGTGTTCGCGGAATAGCGGGCAACGTCTACACTAACTATATAAAAGGTATCTGGATTACTGTGATGTTCTAATGCTTTTCTCTCACATTTTAATAAAGTTCTACGTTTATTTAAACGTTTAGAGTCTAACCACGCATCTTTATTGTTTCCAGTCCAAATACTTAACGACTCGCGTGCGAATGATTCTTCGCTAACTGTATTAGAATAACGCTGGTCCATAATGGTTGCTTTATCTACTAAGCCATAATGTAATGGCACTTCATAGCTCATGCCCCATACAAACGCTTCTTTTGGCCGCAAAACCGCGTTAATTGCGCATTCAATTAATTTACTATACATAAAGACAGTACGTGGCGCAGCCGTAGTTATGAAGTTTTGCGGACTTGATGGTTCGTCTGGATTTAAAGAGCCATCTACTTCGCGACGCTTAACGTTCATTTGCGGCCAAATGACTTCGTTAAATGGTTGCTCTTCTAGTAGAGCGCACTCTTCCAAAATAGCATAGGTTGCGCGCAAACCACGCGATGTGTCTTTGGAAATAACTGAAATCATACTACCATTTTTAAAATACATTTCGTAGTAGTTGCCGCTGCTTTTTAAACCAGATTTTCCGTCATCTTGTAATGTTTTTAACTCATTACGAAGTAAAGGCCAATGACGGAAAATTTCTTCAAATTTTGCTTGCGCGATTTTAATAACTGTTCCTTTTACATCAGAAACAATCATAATAGTAGAATTTGGTAGTAAAACCGCACGTACTAACGCGCTAAGATAAGCAGTAAAAGACTTAGAAGTCGCACGAGTTGCCGTTAAATAGTGATAACGATAACGCATACTTGCGCGTAACGCAATACGCTGAAAAGGAAGTAAATGAAAGTTTCGCGCGTCAATAGAATCTTGAATCGCGTCTAAAAATTCATCAGGGTAGAGAATCCAATAATTCAAATATTTTTTAAATAATTCACTATTGTCATCTAAAAATTGTTTAGTTAGTACAACGCCCTTTTCAATGGGTATACCATTTTTTAAGTATGGCTCACTCATTTAATTCAGCTCCTAATTCCTCTGCCCCCTCATACTCTATGTCAGCATTCTCGTCAAATTCTACGGCTTCATTTTCAATTTCTTCTAGTCGTTCAGTCATATTATAGCGGCGTTTTGCGTCTTCAACTTGCTCAGCAAAGTTACCTTCATTAATAACCAAACGTTTCAAATAATTTTGAATATTTTCCATCATAAAATCAATAGAGTCTTTGGGCTCAGTGTGCCATTGCGGATGCCATCCAAGACGGCCATAATAAACCATAAGCTCGCCAACGGATTCAAAGTCAGCAACGTTTTTCGCATTAGAGGCTTCAAAATGGCAGTTCTTTATAATGTTCTCAATAGAATCCATATCCTTTTTTACATCCGCCCCCTCTCGTATGCCTTTCTTCGCCCGCAAGGTAAGCTCGCATAAGTCGCGCGCCCGCGATTGTAATATAGGAGTAGAAACGTTTTGAGTAGCAATTATTTGATTATAATAATTTTCTAAAAAGAATAATTCATCGTTAGTATACGAACTAGACCAAATACGGCGAAGCTTTCGCGCGCGAGCCTCATCTAAAACTTTCATCTCATCTTCAATGGTTTGCTCTTGCTGCGCTAAATGCCATTTTTCGTTTTCGTCTGTCCATTGTAAGGCTTGATAATGGTCATCTAGTAATAAATTAAAATATGCCGTAAGTGTATGGTCTTTATGTAATGAATAAAGTTGTGTCCATTTATTTAAATCAAATGGAACATCTAAATAGCGGCAAAGTCTATCAACTTCGCCAAGATTTGACTGGTCCACCATTGTTTCTAGACAAGAAGTACAAATAAGTGAACGATGTCCAGGAAAGAATACAGAAGGTGTGCGGCAAAAATTATGTTCAGGTTTTTCCTGCTTGCACTTCAAGCACTTTCGTTTCTTTTCTTCTTCTATCATAAATACCTTGACCTCCTTTTCTTATTCTACGAGCTTTTTCACATTCTTTACAAGCGGAAGAAAAACCGTCCTTGTGAGTACGATTACGAGTAAAGAAGAACGGGTCTTTGGGGATGCGGCGGCCGCATATCGAGCATGTTTTCCGGTCAGTGTCAGGAGTTTCAAGTAAGAGGCGATGACGTTTCGCGGTGTCGGCTATTTGTTGTGGTATTTCGCGCGCGAAAATTGTACATAAATGATTTTCATTATAATTTAAATCAAATTGTCGCCGCAATTGTTCTAAAACTTCTGTATATGGAATGCGGTCAAGTTTACAGTCAATAAGGAATTCCCGCACTTCGCTAAAATGTGCCATTTTACGGTAACGGTCAAAATCAAATAGGAGTGCCCATCCATCAGTGTTAAGCTTTTCACCAACTTGATTCTTCAATAGCTCATAATTATTTAAAAAAGCTTTGATGTGGGTTGGATTTTCCCAATCAAATGTATGTCGGCGAACAACCCACTTTACTTCTTTTTCTCCGGTATAGGGATTTTCTCGCACTTCATAGTCCTCTATGTTTTTGGAAATTGAACTTAGAAGGGCGTTGTCTACGCGACTTTGCCATTGGGAATATGGGAGCCAATAGAAAGAGTCAGCGCTCCAATCCATAAATTGGGCTTTGGGGTGGTCGGCCGCGACGAAATGGAGAGTGGGCTTGTAAGCATCTTTTAGGTAGTATTGGTGTCGCCGCATATCTATGAGGGCATGTTTTAATTGGTATAGGCGATAGGAATCTAGGGTAAGAAGTGTGTCTTCGTCGGGTGGAATTTTGCCTTCAATTTGCGCGATCCAATGCTCCATTCGCTCTATGGCTTGCCAAAGTTCAACCATTCCTGGGATATCAGCGTCGCCAATATCAATAAGTTCGCCAGTTTTCTTATCGTACTTTGGTTTGCGGATTTGCGTCAATTTGTGGGTATAGGGGTCTTTGGAATGGGCAGGTTTTAATTCAGATTGGTCGGCGAGTGGATTGTCTAAAATATTATCGAGGGAAACGGCTTTGTCCTCTTTTGTTTTAAAAGAGTTAAAGCGCGTGTTGGAATTGGAAATTTCGCCGCGTTGAACGGCGTTTTGTCCATTCTCATCTTTGCCATACAAAATGTACGATGCCATTTGTTCTAAATCCGATGAGGATGGATTTTTATCTAATTTATCTAAAATATCATAAATTGCGGCGACACGGTCAGTATCGCGCTCTATTGAATAGTCGAGGGAGTAGGGTTTTTTCAATTGTATTTCATCTCCGATATATATAATTCCCATGGTTTTATTTTAGCATATTTTTTCTAATTTGTCAA